CAGCCATAACAAAAAAAAGAAAGATTTATAAATATATTAACCCTTTTCAGTCTTTTTTACATCTTTTTTTGAATTTTGTTGATTCTCCATATATCTTTTACAGTTTGGATCCCAATAATTTGCATCTCTTACACCCTTTACAACTTCAATAGCATCAAGCATTTCTTCAGTAATAACAAGTTTTGGCATAATTAAAGATCCTCATATATTTCAAAAGTTATTCTTATCTGTGTTTGAAACTTACCTTCAGGACTTGATGTAAATACTTCGGGTCCAATAGGCGAATCAAAAATAACATTTGAAACTGTAATATTATTGTAAAGGTCACGGAGTCTTTTGCCAATAACATAATTTGCCCCTGCGCCAATACCTTCTTCTGTAAAAATATTTAAAACAATAAGACCAACAATACTATTAGTAGAATTTGCTGAACCACCCATTGTTAAATAAGTACCAGTTCCAAAACTTGTTTGGCATTGAACAAAAGTATCTGCTGTAGTTGAATCAAAAGACATATTATTAAACACGACAGTAATAGCAGGGCTTGATGCTAATTCTGTTGCAAGTCTGCCTTCAATAGTAGATCGTACTGTATTCAGATCAACTGCTGCCATTATGATCTCCTTATAATTCTTTTTAATTCTTGTGGAATATAACCTACTGTAAGCTGCTTGGCTTGTAATTCTGGAAAGCCTTTTATAGTATTTTGTCTTGTTCTAAATCTACCTCCCCAACTTGGTGGAAGTGATGTTCCATATATTACTGGTTCTGCATATTCAACTATTGTAGAAATTGTACCTTTAAATTTTCGTATATCTGTTTTCCAACCATTTCTTAAATCACCAGTTTCACCTACAGGTGTAGCTGCTTTTGTTAAAGCTGTCCAGTGTAAAGTTGTTTTCTGTACTAGCTCTTGTACTGCTTCTGCCATTACATCATCTATTTGGTCTAGCCTTATTTGTCGTACCATACTTACCTCAATACAAGTTCAAAACTAATTGGTGTATTATTCTGTTCATTAACAGAAATACTGATAATTTTAA